ATTTATCCAGAATTAATAAGTTGGACGAAAAGGGTAATGCTGCTATGACTTTACCTAGAATGGCATTCGAGATAGCTGGATTTCAGTACGCCTCCGACAGAAAATTATCAAAAGTTGGAAAAATTACAAGACAGAATGTTGCTACAACTGGTTCTGGCGCTTCTGAAAAAAATGTAGTATATCAACCAGTACCATATGATATATCATTTACATTATCCATTATGACAAAAAATGCAGATGATGCTACACAAATTATAGAACAAATCTTGCCTTATTTTACTCCCACATTTATGATACCTATCAAAGAAGTATCAGAAATGGAATTTGTTAGGGATACTCCGCTCACTTTAAATTCGGTCGACTATCAAGATGAATATGACGGCGATTATTTATCTAGAAGATCTTTGGTTTGGAGTTTGGGATTTACTCTCAATGGATATTTATATGGTTTACCTAGAGATCAAAAACTTATTAGGACTGCAATCACAAACACTAAAAAATTAAATACTACTGATCAATTTGTTAAAGTAACACATACAACAAATCCTTCAACAGCTTTAGAATCTGATAATTTTGATTTCATAACAACATTTGATGATGATTTTGGAGATCTTACATAATGACTAAAAAAAGATTAAACGATAAACTTGGTGAATTTTTTGAAATAGAAAATGATATGGTCGAAGTAAAAACAACACCTAAACAAGAATTGATCGATCCAGAAAAAATTGAAACTAGAACAGAAGATATTACAGATGACTACGAATTTAGACGTAGAACATTATATGGGTTGGTAGATAATGGCCAAGAAGCATTACAACATTTATTGATGGTTGCAAAAGAAAGTGAACACCCCAGAGCATATGAAGTTGTAGGTCAAATGTTAAAAACAACCGCAGATTTAGTCGGCGATTTGACAAAATTGCAAGGCGAAATGAATAAGATAGATGGAGAAAAGGGTGGGCCGAGTAAAGTCGTAAATAACAATTCTGTGTTTGTTGGAGATACCAATGCACTATTGGAAATGTTAAAGGGCAAAAATAGAGAATGAATGAAATTTATAATAATAACCCAAATCTAAAAGGTTCGGGTGTGCAAATTGAATGGACAGAAGAACAAGCAAAAGAATATGTAAAATGTATGGAAGATCCTATACATTTTATAAAAACATACGTTAAAATTGTCAATCTTGATCAGGGGTTGGTAAATTTTAACATGTATCCATTTCAAGAAAAAATGGTGGAAAATTTTTACGAAAATCGTTTTACTATTTGCAAAATTGGTAGACAGTCAGGAAAATCCATCACCAGCATTGCATTTTTTCTACATTACATTCTATTTAACAAAGATGTTTCAGTCGCATTACTTGCAAACAAGCTTGCAACTGCCAGAGAATTGTTAGGGCGATTGCAAATGGCCTACGAACATCTTCCAAAATGGTTACAACAGGGCGTTGAAGTTTGGAACAAAGGCAATATAGAATTAGAAAACGGTTCTAGAATTATTGCGGCCGCGACATCATCTTCCGCAATTCGTGGTGGTTCATTTAACATACTATTTTTGGACGAGTTTGCATTTGTTCCTATAGAACTCGCAGAGGAATTTTTCAATTCAGTTTATCCGACTATTTCATCTGGACAATCAACAAAAGTCATTATCGTGTCCACACCACAAGGTATGAATCACTTTTACAAATTGTGGGTGGACGCAGAAGAAGGCAGAAATTCTTATGTTCCTATTGAAGTGCATTGGTCAGAAGTACCTGGCAGAGATGAAAAATGGAAAGCTGAGACCATTAAGAATACCAGCGCAGAACAGTTCCGACAGGAGTTTGACACAGAATTTCTAGGCAGTACAAACACTTTGATAAATCTTACAAAATTAAAAAATATGCCGTATAAAATTCCAAGACAAAAATTAGAAAATGGGTCTCTCAAAATATATGAAAAGGTTAAAAAGAATAACATATACTTTATGACAGTAGATGTGTCAAGAGGAAAAGGAATGGATTATTCAGCATTTTCTATATTTGACTGCACCGAAACACCATATAAACAGGTAGTAACTTTTAGATCTAACGAAATACCACCTATGGTTTTTCCAACTGTTATCAATAGAATGTCAGATGTATATAATGAAGCACTAATTTTAGTCGAAATAAATGATGTGGGACAACAGGTCAGTGATATATTATATCACGATTTGGAAAATGTAAATCTAATAAGTATATCGAGTGATAATAGAAAGGGTCAGAGTATCAGCGGCGGTTTTGGTGGTTCAAATAAAAGTTTGGGAATCAGAACCACAAAGTCGACCAAAAAAATTGGTTGTATGAATTTAAAAAGTTTAATCGAAGAAGATAAATTATATATTCGTGATTATGAAACAATAAACGAACTAACATCATTTGTCCAAAAAGGACCAAAATTTGAAGCTGAAAGGGGTAGGAATGACGATCTTGTAGATACTTTAATATTATTTGCATGGATGACAACAGACCCATATTTTAAATCTATGTGTGATGTTGACATTCGAAGAGAAATATATGATGAACGAATGAAGCACCTAGAAGAAGATATGTTACCATTTGGATTCATATCAATGGGGATTGATGATGAGAGTTTTGTAGATGACAGTGGGGATTTGTGGAGAGTCAATCCAATTGACCACACTGTATAATTTTGATAATAAGTGAGTTTGTAGTTTTTATAAATAAATACAAAATACTATTAAATAAAAATCAAAGGAGATTAAAAAGATGGCATTCCAAGTAAGCCCCGGCGTAAACATTTCTGAAATCGATGCGTCATCGAACGTGCCAGCAGTCGCCACCAGTATTGGTGGTATTGTTGGACAGTTCTCTAAAGGACCAGTAAGTGAAATTGTAGAAATTTCAAGCGAAGATGAGTTGGTCGCCGTTTTTGGTGAACCAAATGATACAAATTATAGATCTTGGTTTTCTGCAGCAAACTTTCTGTCTTACAGTTCATCAATAAAAATTGTTAGAGTTGTAGACCATAATAATGCAACCGTTGTAAGTAGAGCAAGAAATGCCTTGGCAGGAAAAGTCACAGCAAGTTCGTCTACTTCAGGAAGTGTTCAAAATTTCACAGGCGCAGCCGAATCTGCGACAACTATTGTAGGTTCTAGCGCACAAAATTTCACCCAAACAGTAGATGGTGCCGTTTCACAATTGGACTTACACATTGGTGTAGATCTTCTAGCGAGTGGCGCTGATGCAGCAACGACCCAGTATTTACTTCCTAGATTAAATAACGCCGCTCCAGCTGCACTAGTTGTTGCGAATGGTACGGTCGCCTCAACAGACGTTGTTCAGAGAAACCTCATTGCAAATGATTTGTCGATTACTATCGGTAAAGTAGGTCAACTTGGTGGTTTGTTGCCAACTGATAGATATAGTTTGAATAGCACAGATAATGTCGTATCATTGACAGACGCCATTGGTTCTACAAGTGGTAATGCTGGACCAGTATATGTGCATTCGCATGATGCAGCTGACAACTATAAACTTTCTACTGTTGGTACAAATCCCGGCACTACTATTACTGGTGTTACTTCAACAGCAATGGGTTCTGGATTCACATGGCCATTATATACTAGATTTCAAACCGCAGCTCTAGTAGATTCTTCTACTTATGGTGGCACAGGATCGGTTCACGGACATGTTTTTGCAAAATATGAAATCACGGCATCATCTGCAAATACTGTTTCTGATGCAGATGCTTCTATGCTTTCTGTCGGTGATACAATTCTTTTGGCAGATGGCACGCTTGCATATATTCAGACATTGACTTCTGATACTACAAATACTGTAATTGTCGCTTGGGAAAAAACAGATGCCGGTTCAGAGGTAACTATTCCAACTACACTCAATAAAGTATTTTACATGCCAAATGGTACATCAGCAAATCCAGCTGGGCCCCATGCTTCGCCAACCGCTCCAGCAGATATTTCAATCAAACCATATGCAAACGGTAGAGATGAAATTAAACTAAGTGTCGTTAAGAGATCA